GCAAATTGACGCGGCCACGGCTGCATTCCTGAACGCTGGCGGAAAGATCCAGCTGCTGCCGGACAGCATCGGCAAGCCGATAGAGATCAAGCCTGCCGTATTCAACAACGCCGGCAACCTGGAGGCGGACCAGCGCAGCCGGAAGCGGGGCGCGCGCAACTCAGCTGTATCGAACAGCCTCCCGCTGCGCAAGCGTGGCACGCCGCAGGCCAGGCAGAACGACATGCTGCGGCAGGAGTGGCCATGAGATTCAGCGAAGCGCTCGACGCCATCATTCACGCAGCCGCGCAGGCGACCTTATCCGGTCAGCCGTGGGGTGTGTATGCAATGGATCGGTTCATAGCCGCGCCGCTCGGGCGCCTCAGTTCGGACAATCTGCTCGAGGTGTGCCAGCCATGAAACGCAACCTACCCCACGCCAGGCTGAACAAGGTCAGCCGCGCCATCGTCCGCCAGTTCCGCGTATCGGTCGTGAACATGGACCCGGGCGGCCGGCAAGGGCTGGTCGACTGGAAGACCTGCCGCAGCATCGCGCCAAGTCGGCAGATCGCCGAGGCCATCTGCGACATAGCCCATAGCTGGGTCATCTACCTGGCCGCCTTCTGCATCGACCAGAAGGGCGAGCAGTACATCAAGGCCAGCGAGATCGCGCCGCAGGGCATCTACCTATCGGACAGCCTCGCCGGCGTGCTGGAGGAGCACTACCGCGCCCTGGTGAAGAGCTGCAACCCGAACCACCTCATTGGCTCGGGCTGGATAGCGATGCCTGGCGGCACGTCGCTGGACGAGGCGCAGGCCGCGCGGATCTTCGAGGCGTGCGGCGCCTGGCAGGCACAGGCAGCTGCATGAACGCACCAACATTCTGCCGCACGGATGGCAAGCGTATCGGCATCTGCGATTGCTACCGCTGCCGCCCACCGGAGGCCCCATGCGACCCAAGACCCAAATCTGGCTGCACAAGCCGACCAACACCCGCCACTACATTGCCGGATCGAACGGTGCCGCGTTCCTGATGCAGGCGCTGAGCCGTAACCCGCGCTACGCCACCGAGGCGGAACTGAACGACTCGAGAATTTGGAGCAAGGTATGACCAAGCATGACTTGAAGGAACTGGCAGCCATGGGAGCTGAGCTGGGAGCTGCGAAGGCGGAGGTGGAGCGGCTGCTCGTATTGCTGCGTGACGTGAATGATGTTTTCGAGGGCCAGCATCCCGCTCCAGGCTTGGTAATCGCCCGCGTTCGAAACACGCTATCCCAGCATGCCGAGCCCACCGACACCTACACCGCCGTCGACATGGCCACAGCCGCAGCGCAGGGGGTCAGGGATGGGCAGGCGGCAGTAGAGCAAGCAGCGGCGCAGACCGCCCCGCAGAAATACGACGACGTGCTGTTGCCATTCCTGAGCATGATGCGCGCCGAGCTGCACGCCAACGCCGGAAAGGGCGACCGCCCCGGATGGCTTGCGATGGACGTCAAAACTGCGCTGCTGGAGATTTTCTATCACATCGGGAAGCTGCAGAAAGCTGCGAAGAAAGGTGACCGCGACGGCATCCGTGAATATTCGGCGGACGTTGCCAATATGTCGATGATGCTGGCGGATATTTGCGGGGTTCTTCCTGAGTACCAAGCGCAGACCGCCCCGCAGCCGGAGCAGAGCAGGCCGGCGAACAAGCTGCGCGCCCTGGCTGAGATTTGGGACCAAAACGCTGATGAAGCCGACGAGTTTGGTAACGCTCAGGCTGCGGAAGCGCTACGGCTCGCGGCGTTTGAACTCCGCGCCGCCCTATCCGCCCAAGGAGCCGCAAAGTTCCGCATGGGCGACCTCGTGAAGAAGTCCACCGGCAGCGAGTGGATTGGCCGCGTGGTTGGCTGGTACTCGACCGAGCAGACCAAGGAAGGCTACGCAGTCGAGAGCAGCGCGCATCGCAACAGCGTGCAGATCTACCCAGCCAAGGCGCTGGAACTGGTGCCCATGGCTGCGAAGGAGGCGTGAATGAAACGCCAGACTGATCTGGAGTGGTTTCGCGAGCTAATCAAAAAGAGCATGGATGACACCGACGCCATGATTGCTCAGGTGCAACGCCAGAACGATCAGCTCGACCTACTGTTAGCTCGGTCAGAAGCCATGAATGCCCGCATGGAGGCGGCACTGAAGCTGGACGCCACCCCCTAACCCCACCCAAACACACAGCCTGCCGGCGAGAGTCGGCGGGGAGGTAGAGATATGCCTGCGTATTACAACGAGATCGACCCATACGCGGCGCAGTGGCTCCGCAACTTGATCGCAGCCGGCCACATCGCGCCTGGCGACGTAGACGAAAGGAGTATCGAGGATGTTCGCCCTGCAGACCTCGCCGGTTACACGCAATGCCACTTCTTTGCAGGCGTTGGAGTCTGGTCCCTCGCTCTTCGTAGAGCCGGATGGCCAGATGACCTTCCTGTATGGACCGGGAGTTGCCCATGCCAGCCTTTCAGCGCGGCAGGCAAAGGAGCTGGGTTTGCTGACGAGCGGCATCTCTGGCCAAGCTTCCATTGGCTCATCCAAGAGTGCCGACCTGCAATCGTCGCTGGAGAGCAGGTTGCGAGCAAGGACGCAGACGCTTGGCTCGACCTTGTACAAGCTGACATGGAAGCAATGGAGTACGCCTTCGGGGCCGTCCCGTTTCCGTCTGCGGGCGTCGGTGCCCCGCACATCCGCGACAGGCTCTACTGGCTGGCCAACGCCGCAGGCTCAAGACGGATCGGGCGGCGGGCAGGCAAAACGGGCAATGGGGACAACGCGCCACGGTTCGAACCTGAACGACTTTGCGCTATTGGCTGCTTGGCCGACCCCGCGCGCAGCGGACGGCGAGAAGAACGCCAGAACCTTGGATGGGGCTTTGCGGGAAATCGAGCGGAAGGGTTGCCCGCAAGACTTGGCCGCAGCGGCGGCGATAGCGATGCCGGCCCGGTTAACGGCCTCTGGCGAGATGCTGATTGGCTCTTCTGCCGGGATGGAAAGTGGCGGCCAGTTGAACCCGGCACATTCCCGTTGGCTCATGGGGCTGCCTCCCGAGTGGGACGACTGCGCGCCTACGGAAACGCCATCAATGCTAAAGCGGCGGAAGTCTTCATCCGAGCCGCGATGACCGCCTAACCCCACACGCAGCAGGAGATAGAGATGCAGCACACAGACAAGGCGATAGCAGAGTTCGAGGCGTGGTGGCGAGACAATATGAACACACAGGAGATGGACTTGCACCGGTTCGGAGATGGCTACGCCTGCCATGAGACGAACAGATGCTGGATGGCGTGGAAAGCATCCCGTGCGGCTCTGGTGATTAAACTGCCGGCACGCGACCTATCGGTCAATGGAGGGCCAGATAGCGAGATGGGGCCAAGCGCTGAGCAATATCAGGGCGCAGGCTACAACCTTGCACTTGACGACTGCCGCGCCGCCATCGAAGCAGCCGGCGTAACGGTGAGGGGGTGAGCATGAGCCTTTGGCAATCATTCAAGCGCCTGCCGGAGCAGGAGCAGAAGCGCCAGTTTGAGATCCTCGCCAAGTCCGACATGCAGCGAATCCGCATGGAAGTCTGGATAGAGGAAGAAGGCGAGCGCACGAATACATGCGTGAAGAACGTGATCGGCAAGCGTTGCAGTTACTGCGGCTGCCGGGAATTGGAGGGGTGACAGATGAAATTGAGCCTTGAGAAATGGGCGGAAGCGAACTTCGATCCGGTGCCAACGCTCAACACGCTGCGGCGGTGGGCGCGGGAGGCGAAGATTTTCCCCGCCCCGGTGAAGCACGGGCGCAGCTATTATGTTGAGCCAGACGCACAGTACATCGAGCCAGGCACGCTTGCCGGGCGCATCGCGAGGGATCGACATGGCGCCAAGGCCGCGTAAGACCGGTTCGAAAGACCTGCCGCCGAACCTGTACCGCAAGACGGACAGCAGGAACGGCGTCACCTATTACAGCTACCGCGACCCGTCGTCTGGGAAGTGGTATGGGCTCGGCACAGACAAGGCGCAGGCCGTGCGGGAGGCGGTGCACGCCAACCATGCCGGCGCGAAGATGCAGCCGGCACTGGTCGAGCGCATAGCAGTTGCACCGGTTCGGAGGCTCTCGGAATGGATCGATGAATACCGCAAGCTGTATGCAGAGCGCGACGTGTCTGACCGCAGCAAGGAAACCGTGCGCATGAGGCTGAATCGCCTGAGCGAGGCGCTTGGGCACCTCGACACGGCAAGCATAGGGACGTTTGAGGTTGCCGGCTATCTGAAGACCTTCACGGATGAGGGCAAGGCGCAGATGGCGCGGGCCATGCGCTCATTGCTGAGCGACCTGATGCGCGAGGCGATAGCGGCGGGATGGCGTAAGGACAACCCGGTCGAAGTGACGCGGGCCGCGAAAGTGAAGGTCAAGCGCGAACGGCTAACCCTGGAGCTATGGAAGGCGATCTACGCGGAGGCCAAGCAGCCATGGCTGAAGCGGGCAATGGAGCTTGCAGTGCTGACCGGCCAGCGGCGGGATGATATCGCCGCGATGCTGTTCAAGGATGTGTACGACGAGCATCTGCACATCATTCAGGCGAAGACCGGCGCCAGGCTGCGGATCAGCACGAAGCTGCGCCTGGAATCGCTCGGGCTCGAGCTGGGCGAGGTGGTTAAAGCTTGTCGTGATGCGGTAGTGTCCAAACATCTCGTGCATCACAGTCGCACCGTGAGTCGCGCGACGCCGGGAATGCCGATCATGCTGGACACGCTGACCAGCGCATTTGCAGCAGCGCGGGACCGCACCGGCATAGAGTTCGGAGCGAGCCCGCCGACCTTCCACGAGATGCGTTCGCTGGCGGCACGCCTGCACGCAGCTGAGGGACGAGATCCGCAATTGCTGCTCGGCCACAAGTCGGCAGCGATGACCGCGCTCTACCGTGACAGCCGGGGCGCCGAGTGGATCGACGTGGCATAATCCGCGACTGAGTTTTGGCGAGGTTTTGGGGAGGAATTGGAGAGGATGGAAACGCACTGTAAAATCAAGCACTTGCGCCTATACGGAATCAAAGCCTGGGACGCCGCACGGATCAGGCTCAACGCCTAGTGCCGCGCGGCTTTCGGCCAGTTTTCACGCTCAGAAATCCGCTCTTTTGCGCAATCTCCCGCGCCAACAGAATCAAACACTTACGTTT